CAATCATCATATGTGTTAAATCCTTTTATCTGTATTTCTTCAGTTTGATTAGAATAATCATAATTTTCTAAATCTCTAACCCACTCTTTTGCATTAACATTTTTTATGGATCTTGGTTGACCTAGACCTTGTGCGTGTGTGGGTATGTTAAATTTGTAGTCAGGGTTATAGTTTAATCCTAAACCTCCATACAATTTACTTCGACTCCAATCACTGTTTCCTCTGTGGCACATACCATACCAACCAAACTTATCGAATGCACCTGTTACGTCTTGTTCTAATTCTTTCCAAGGTAAATCTATAGGAATTTTTACATACTCATCTTGACATTTTGGTTGTAATTCTTTGATACCAAAATGTTTACGAATTTGTTTTTCTCTTGTTTGGTCAGTACCAAAATTTTTATCTAAAAAACTTTCTTGCATAATTTTAAATTATTTATAGCGTCATTTATGCCCTGTTTTTCTTCATGGCTATAACTTATCATGAGTGCCTTTCATGGGCACTGTACGACGCTAATTTTTGGTTCTACGGGGTGTTTTATGCCATTGCCACCCAAGCAGTTCCATCATAGAATGCTGGGTAAGGATTTGGTGTTCCGCCTTTGGAAGCAGGATCCCATGTGCTACCATCTGCTACTGCAATCATACCAGTTACTGGATTTGCTGGAGCATTGGTTTGTGGTGATAGTTTTGCAACACCATCCACATCTAATTCTGCATCTGGCTCATTTGGTGAACTACCATTAATTGCAAATTTACCTGTTTTGTAAAATTTAAAAAATTTAGCAAAACCGTGTACACCGTCATCAATTGAGAAAAACATTTGATTTGGTGTGACTGATACAAGACCAAAAAACGTTTCACCGTTTGTGTCTACTTTTGTGAATTGCAATCTTCCAACTGCATCTGTGTCACCTATTGCACCTGCGGCTTTTTGTCTTATGAATGCAACTCTTGGAAATTCATCATCAGTTGCGTGACCAATTCTAACAAGGTTAGTTGCTGTGTCTACATTGATTTGATAAACTTCATTAAGTCCTGTGTTAGGACCTGCGTTAAAATTAACATTGTTGATGTTTGAAATATTTGCGTTTGCACCATCAACTAATTGTGTTGAATCATCTCCAAACACTGAACCTACCACGTGACCTACAACTGAACCACTTACTGATCCTGTTATGTTTGCTGTGATTGAACCTGAAGCGGCATCAAATACAACTTGTCCTGCGGCGTTTTGTACATCACCTTTAACAGTACCTGTTACCAAGTTTGTTACTGTGATATCATCCACATAGGCATTTGCCCATCTTTCTGTGTTTGTTCCTAAATCTCTTGTGCTGTCTGTGTCAGGTGTTACGTTACCTGCAATTCCTGTGAAAGTTAATGAAGAAGCACCAACTGGACTTCCGCCAACTGTTACACCATCACCAACAAAAAGCGGTGCAACGCCCGCCGTTGTGTAATCCGTTACATATACAAGTTCGCCCAATGCAGGAGTGATTGCTCCACGTTCTGCGTTAGTTCCTCGTCTTAACTGTAATGCCATTTAAATATGCTCCTAGTACGTTTATTTATTCGTATTTATTTGTTCTTCTTAATAAACTTTTTAGTTCTTGTGCTGATATCTGCTTTTACCTTGCTTACATCCAGCCTAAAATCCACGTTTTTGATGGCATCTTTGTAGTGTACAAACATTTCGTTGATTGTAGCCTCTAATTCCTTAGATGAAACGTTTTTACGGCTGGGTTTCATGCGTACTTCCCATTTTTTACCGTCTTTAAAAGTTACATTAATGCTCTTAAGATATTGGACAGGTATAGCCGAAACTTCTACATCTCCGAATATTTCGGGCCATTCTCTTACTACCTGTTTAGGCAATTTGCCTTTGCTAAAACGTACCACAGCGACAGTTTCCACAATCTTAAGACTTTTTCTTACTTGGGTCTAAGTCTTCCGCATCCTTCCTCAATTTTGCGGCTTCCTTGTACAGTCTATCTGCATCGCTTCTCATTTTACCAGCAATCTGTTCATCTGTTAAAACTTTGCTGTCTTGAGGTTTTACACCTTCAGGCATTTTTGGCAATTTAGCGCCATCGGCTTTAACAGCCAAGTCATCAATTGATATGCCTCTTTGTTGAGCAATTACTTTATTCAAATCACTTAATTGAATAATAGACTGAGGATTTTGTACCATCTCGATTTCTTCAGTTGAAATCTTTTCTAAATTTCCTGCTTTAAAAAATTTAGGTAAAGCATTTGTTCCTGATGGCAACGGGTTTCTTTCCATTGCTTGATACAATTCATTAGAAGATTGTCCTTCATTAGATTCAATTATTCTCATTAAACCGTCATGGTCTCCTTCTTCTAATTTTGCAGTTCTTATTACAAGAGCGTGTTTACTGTCTCCTGGAATAGTTCGGTAGACCACTGCAACTTTTTCATTAGTGCCTTTGATTCTACCTACGTGTTTCATGTCGGCCATTATTTTGCCTCCTTATTACTTGCATCTTTGATTGTTGTCGCAGGTGCAGTTTCAGTTTTTTTACCAGCGGCATCTTTTTGTTGTGATTCAACAATTTTTAAAAATGCTTCTAGTTTATTGTAAGTTGCCCCAACAGCCTGCATTTCATTTGCCTTGAATGCACCTCTTGTTGACGCCACATCAATAATTGATCTAATGACTCCCAAATCTTGAACAGTTAAGTCTGCCGCTGGTGCTTGAGCGCCAGCAGGTGCTTGACCTACCTGTGCTTGTTGTGGAGCATTTTTTGTTTCTTCTGTCATATCGATATGTCTCCTTTATTATTTTTAGACTTTGTTATAACTGAAATATTTACTATTGATGAATGAATGGACAGCTCAAATTGAATATGGACATTTCTTTTGGTGCTTCAAACCCTACCAAAAAAATATATTGAAACTTGGCTTCGCCGTCAAGCACGAGATGTCTACCAAAATAGTATCGACTTTTTAGATTTTGTTCTATCCACTTTACAACCTGCTCTCCTAATTCATCGGATTCAAAGTTGTATTTTTCACAGTTCAAGTTTTTTGGTTTCTTTTTAAACCTTCTTACATTGAAATAATTTAGTGGATTGGGTGTGTTTGTTTTTTGTAGCATTAATCTTCGTATCTTACTGTGACGCCGAATGGTGCTTCAACGTTTTTATCGTGATGTTCATGCACCACAAACACAGTATCACAGTACTCTGAATCTCCCCAGGTATCCCAAGTATAACCATCTGTAAACATGATAAACTTTTTAGGTTCAATGCCATGTTCTTTCATATACTCCCAGTTTGCCATAAAGTCTGTTCCGCCACCGCCTTCAATATTGTATTCTGTAAGACTGTCGTCATGCGGCGTAAAATCTTGTTCGTTGTGAACCTCGGTGTCAAAGCACCAAATTTTAATATTGTAATCTGCATACTGTGACATTATGTTTTGTATTTCACCTAAGAATATTTTAACTTGTTCATCTCTAATAGAACCTGAAGTGTCTATGGCAACACACACATCAATTGTTTCATCGTGTTTTGTACCAGGAAGTATAGCACCAGAGTGCCATGCTTTTCTGCTAGGTCTTGTAAATGTGTAGTCGTTCTTAATAACACTTTGAATCTGTGTTTGTAGCACTTCTCTCCAATTCATTTTTGGCTCTGTAAACTGCTTTATTACTCTTTCAATTTCTTTAGGAAGATTGCCTGCTCCGGCAGTTTGTGCCGCCTGCAACATAGAGTCTTTTATTTCATCTTTAATTGATTCTAATTCTTCTTTAGAGTATGTAGGTTGTTTACTGCCTTTATCATCTTTATCTTTTTTATCTCCACCACCTGGCGTGTTTCCTTTTTCCCAATCAATGTGTTCATCTAAAAGTTTTCCAAGTTTGTCCATCTGCTCTTTACCTTTTTTGTAGATGTCATCGTACACTGCTTCTGAAGTCCAACCATCATATTTCCAATCTTGGAATATTTGTATGTCCTTTGGTTTTTCACCAATATTATCTCTCACAAGAGTATTGTTCACAATGTAATCACAGGCAATGTTATGCAGTTGTGGATCTCTATCTTCTCTTCTAGTCATGTGATCAAATACACAATGAAGTATTTCATGTGCAATTACAAATTCTATTTCTTTGTTTGAAAGTTTGCTGAAGAACTCTACATTGTAAAACAAGTTTCTGCCGTCAGTTGCCGCAGTTGGGCACCATTCATCACATTCTTGTATTTGTAATCTAGTAGCCATGTTACCAAAGAATGGATGTCTTAACAACAATCCTACTCTTGCAACAACAATTTTATCTATTACTTCTGCTTTAAGTATTTTGTACTCTTCTGGTGTAATTTTTGTTTTTTCTATTGTGTCCATCATATTATATTATACATTTTTTTGGTATTATAGTCAACCTGTTTTTGGTATAGGGCACCGTTAAAAGTGCCCTATTGTCAGCACTTTTATTTGATTGATTGAGCGGCAGTGACATACTTGCCATATTTTTCGTGGAACTCATCAAAACACTTGACTTTATCAGGATCAATCGGTAATTGATACTGCGTTAGAGCAAGTTTAATACCCATTACAACAAGTTCGGTATCAAAGTTGTCCATCATAAATCTAAGAAACCTATTGACCTTTTCGTCAAATTTCTTATCTTTCTTGTCACAAGCATCTTTAAGTTCATAACATAAAGAAACCGTAAGCGAGTACATAGCACTTATTTCTTTCGATTTCAATGTGTCCACTTTACCATCTAAAATCTCAGATGGATTTGGCAACTTACTTGCCACTTTTCTGTGAGCCATGAACTTAACTGCAAGTCCTTCACCCACTGCACCACTGACCATATCAGTCGTTGTGCTTTCATCCAATTCATCTGTTAGTAATTGACTAACAAATGACCAACTTCTCGGAGTCGCAAACGAACGACTAGGTGACTTTGGATCAAAGTCGTATAAGTCCTTCTTGCTGAAAGTCAAATATCCTAAAACATCTTTATGGATGCTTTTGTCAACTGCCCATTCAAACCAGTCATCGAACTCAACTTTCATCTCCAAGTGAATGAATCTATTTGCCAACGGAGCAGGCATTCTGTAAACAACACCTTTGTCTGCCTCTCTATTACCTGCCGCAATAATAACAACATTGTCTGGTAGGCTGTATGTACCAATTCTTCTGTTTAGGATTAATTGATATGCCGCCGCTTGTACACTTGGTGCCGCGGAATTCATTTCATCTAAAAACAAAATGATACATTTATGTTTCTTGGCTAATTTCTGATCTGGAAGTTCTGAAGGTTGAGCCCAATCCATTGTATTCTCTTTTGAATTGAAATATGGAATACCTTTAATATCTGTTGGCTCCCATAAACTTAACCTAATATCAATAGTATGAGCATCCATACTATCTCCAATTTGGTGAATGATTTCTGATTTACCAATCCCAGGGCCTCCCCATAAAAAGATTGGTCTTTTAATTTTTAGTGCGTGTAAAATACTAGCCTTTGCCTTGTTTGGGCTAACTTGTCTAGTACCTATTGTGTCTTGTGCTTTTGGCATATGTTTGTACTCCTATATTAACTTGTTGTATAGTATTATAATATATTCATGTACCAAAAATGTCAACCAGAAATAATGACTTAAAACGTCAAGGTTTATGCGGGTGATTTGACCTGTGGATAACTATTCTTCAGTTTCTAGTCTTGAAATTGCTTTATTGAGACCGTATTTTCTAATATCTCCAGAAAATAACATCAATTCCATTGCTTTTCTTTCGTTGGTAACAACAATACCATCTTCTGCTAATAGATATGGACAATTAATATATTTGTCTAAAAATATAATCACTTGAGTTGTAAGGGTAAAATCTACAGGAAAAGGAACTTCGTAAACTTGTATTTCTAATCTTTCAGTTATAAATGTAAACCCTTCATCGGTTAACCTCAACCCTCCTGAACGTCTAGTGTTTTTCCACCAAATAGGCATGTATTCTTTCATGGTATTTTCACCCAACGAAATATTTGCTTGTTTTAGGAAAACTTTTGTGTAGGCTTCTTTAGAAATCATTTTTCACTGACAGTTTCACCTTGGGTCAATTTGACCACTGTGAATTCTTCAGTGTTGAACATAGTGTTCAATTTCTTCGCAAGATTGAATGCGTGTCCAGGATTTGAAAATGAGACCTTTTTGTATTTTGGTCCTGGATAATTGTTCAATAGATTAGATGACTTCAAATTGAAGGGATTGTTTTTGTAGAAAACTGCCCAAATGGCTTCAGCCGCCAAAACTTGCTCTGATTTATAGTCGCTTTTATTGACGTTTTCTAATAATATTGTTGGTTTAGGTCTACTCATAATATGTAATATTTATCCAATTTTGGATTATATTATGCGTAGTTAATAGATTATAGACTTCCGCCGTCTACTTTAACTTCAATATCTGATTGATTATCTGCTTTTGCAATGATGTTTTCGTAGTTACCAGCCAATCGTGCCAACACTGTGCCAAGGCTATATGCAACTTCTTTGGCATTTGCTATGTCCAAAGTAACCTGCTTCTGTTGTGAACTGTCTGCATTTTTAATCTGTTGTAGCAGTCTTTCAATGGGTGCAGTGTTAATAGGTGCTTTTGTTTGCATTTGCTAACTCCTGTTTCATTTCTAATTGTGTTCTAAACGGACCTTTAAAAGGATATCTGTCTAGTGTCAACATTTTAGGGCAAAAACTTCTTACCCATCCTTTTTCAAACTTTATAATGTAGTATCCTGCACAATATAAACTTTTAGATTTTTTGCTTTTTGTAAACAAAGGTAATTTTTTTTGCACATCAAATATTTGATTGTATGCTTTGAATTTGCTTGGGTAGTCATATACTGAAACTTCTTTCAAAACTTTAGGAAAATCTTCTATATCGTCTAAAGTAGATCCCCACATCCAACTTCCATCAAATCTGCTTTGAAGTTGTACCTGATTATCAAATATCATTGTACCAGTATCGCAACTAAACATATACCTTCTGTCTTCTTGTTTACAAATTGTTCCTAGTTTTCTTCCATCTTCTTCTAGTATCCAAAAACGTCCATCTAGTATAGGTTTGGCAAAATATTTTGTTACCATGTTATTCTCCTTTTTTGTATTTTGCGTTTAATGGTTCTGCATATGACTCTGGAGAGTCTGCAATTCTCTGCATATCCCATTTTGCACAGAACTTTATTAGTTTTAAACCAACTTGTTCTATTTGTTTTTCAGTAGCACTGGCTACTGTGTCTTTTATAATCTTTTGTATTTCATCTGGTTGTGCTGTTAAATCACACAGTTTTACATTTCTTTGATAATCATCTAGCACTCTGTGTTCTGCACCTTCATGATCTACCCATCTTTGTAACATTAAATTATTCCAATTATAACCTTTTGATTCTCTATCTGCAAAGGCTTCAAGTAAACCTACTTTCTTTTTAGTTCCTTTTGTACGCACACCAGGATATGCTGAAAAAACGTTGTCTGAACTATCGCCTCTCATACATTTTTCAAATAACAACCATTGTGGATTTGGAGCAGGTTTTTCTTCTTTTGTTTTTTTGTCTATCACACGTTTGCCTTTTTCATCAAAGTATCCTTCGTGTGTGGTTGTAATATCTTGAATACCATTAAATTGTTTTACATTAGGTGCAATCAGTTGGGCAAAGTCACCATCTGTAGAAACAACTACATGATTATCGTTAGGATGTGCTTGGATCCACCCTGCAATTAAATCATCTGCTTCTAAATTTTCGTGTCTCAATACAGTACAATTAGTTTTTTCGTCAATAAAATTTTTAAAATTATCAAATGTTTCCCAGAACACTTCGTCTTCTTCTACCTCAGTTTCTGTTCTAACTGCTCTAGCATCTGACCTATTACGTTTGTATGGAGCATAATGATCCTTTCTCCAACTGCGTCCTTCTAAACAGAACACAACATGACTGCCATCAAAATCTCTCCATACTTTACGTATTGAATTAAATGTGATGTGCAGTGCCATACCTATCTTTTCATTAAGGTCACCTCTAATAACGTGCCTTGCTCTGAAGAATGTGTTTGCAGTATCTACTAATATGTGTGTTGTCATGCGTTAAACTCTATACCGTTTGTACGGTCTCCTTCATAAAAACCTGTGTCAAATAAATCAAAAGCCATGCTGACTCTTTCTTTTTCACCTTTGTGCGTGTCTGCTTGATGAAATATGTAACTAGGAAACAGTGTTAAGCCACCTGCAACATTTTTTGTTTCATACACCATTCTAGGATTCACAGGATTGTGATATACTGTTTGCGTTGAATAATCTTCAAGATGTAAATTTCCGCTCAAATAAGAAAAATGTTTAGCACCATGACAGTGTATGTCTATAGGTTGATCTTTCCTTAATACGTTTGCCCAGCAAAACATAATACATTTTCTTGGTTGTGTTTTGTATTCGTCCATAAAATTAATGTAAGACTGTTGTAGCCAATTAAACAAAGTATTAAACACACTAACATCTTTTGCTTCTTTAAACAAGTTAAAACTTTTGTATTGTGCAGTTAAACTTTCTTTTCCTAAACCAGTACCACCATCATCTCCAGACTTACCTTTGTGCGTAGCAATTATATTTTGTTCGTTGCTTATGATCCACTCACGCATTGTATTCAAATCTGCAGTGTTTTCGTATTTGTCAAACCATAATGGAATGTTCCATGTTGGAGCAAACTCATTCATTGGATGCATACTTTTGTGGATTTGTAACATTTTATCTCGCAGTGTATATGTCTGATCTATTAATTCTTCTTTTCAACACTCTTAATAATTCATCCATTTTATCAATTACAGCAATTAAATCTGGATCAACAATCATTTTTTGTTGTTGTCTTAATGAATCATACTCTTTGATTGAAATACGTACCATAGGTGATAAGTCTCTAGTGGATTCGTTTTCGTATGTCATATCATGATCGTGTGTGTCTGCACCGTGTTCATGTGTGTCGTTGTTGTCTGTCATATTTTCTCCTTAACTAATTTCCGATTTATCGTCACTTAAATTTTTTGTGTTAATGTACCCTGCACCTCTGTCTGGATCTTGTCCACTATCTTCAAGCACTTGTTTTGCAATAGTTTTAAACCACTGATCAACTATCTGTTCATTTGATTCACCTTTGTATCCTGCGTCAACCAACTGCTCAATAAATTCATTGTTCCAATCTAGTTCAAAAAACCCATTCTTTATATTGTCTTTATTAATGTGTGTGTTCAACACAGCCACCCAAGGTTTTCCATCTTTAGTTGCTTTTTCTTTTTCCAACTTTAATGCTTCTAATTTAGGATCACTGCTTGGTGTTGTTTTCTCTTCTGTCTTTTTAACAAAGACATCTTTTACTTTTTTCATTATATCCATTTTCTTATCTCCGTTAAATGTTTTTCTTTTTCTTCCTTTGTCATATTTTTACGTTCCCCAGGCGTTTCCGAATATGTCGACATGGAGTCTTGGAGTATATCTCCATCCTCTTGCCATTGCCAATTCGGCAACATTTTTTGTGTTGAGTTTGTACTCTTCTGATCTGCCTCCCAATGGCATGATATAAACGGGAACGTTGATTCCCACTTTATTGTACTCGGCAACTGCTTTTGAAACTTCATCAACATCGGAAGCATCAGCAACCACAAATTTAAAATACATTTTACTATTAGGAATCCTATTGTAAGCAAGAGCAATTTCAGGCTTAATAGCAGTAGCCCAAGGTTCACCTGATACGGAAAGTTTTGGAGAGCAACTCCAAGTGACTTCGAACCTGTCTTGATTTCTGATGTAGTCTTCAAAATCCTTATGTAAAACCTGCGTTGTATTTGTCTCGAAAGTAACATTTTTTAAATCTTTCATTCTAGGATGTTCAAATAAATCGATGTATAATCTCTGCCATCCTAACAAAGGTTCACCGCCTGTCAAAATAAAATGGACATCTTGTCCATTTGCCATTGTCCACTTGCCTTCAGGAGTTAATGATAACACATGATCCACTACTTCGTCAACCGTTTTGTCCATCATATATTTTTTAAATTCTGGATATATGCTGGCATATGTGTCGCAACCTGTGTGAATGATCGGCAAGTCTTCAAACTTTTCAACTTTGTCTAAAATCCCATCATCTAATAATGCTTTAACTTCTGGATTGTATTTTATTCCTTGCTTTAACTTCTCTGCTCTATTAGGATGTCTATCTAAACCAAAGTTCATACATCTAAAGTTACAACCAAATGTTCTTAAAAAAACACTAGGAACACCTACAAATCTTCCTTCACCTTGCACAGAATAAAATGCTTCTGAATATCTCAGTTTACTTGCCACTAGCAAATTCCTGTTGTAATTTTATATTGTCCATAAATTCCTTTTTAGTACCTGCGTCATCTTTAAATGCACCTTTCAGTACTGTTGTTTGTGTAAGACTACTATGTGCCTTAACACCTCTGTTTTCAACGCAACCGTGTGTTGCTTGAACATACACACCTAAGTGTTTTGCATCAGTGGCTTTTTCAATTTCACGTGCGATGTCATTTGCAAGTTCTTCTTGCAGTGTACCACGTTCAGCACACCATTGAGCAATACGTGTATACTTGGAAAGACCTATCAGTTTGTCTGCGGCAATTATACCAATGTATGCAACACCTCTAACAATTTGATGATGATGCGAACACATACTTGTAAGTTCACTTCTTACAACTAGCATACCTTCATATCTTGATGCACTATCATTTGGAAATGCAGTTGCAGTAGGCATTGGATCATATCTTCCTGCCATTAGTTCGTTCATATACATTTTTGCAAGACGTTTACCAGTTCCCTTGCTGTTGGGATCGTTATGTCTATCAATTAATAATTTGTCAAGAACATTTTCAAAAGCAACTGCGGCTTCTTCAATAAGTTCTTCTTTGTCGCCTTCTTTTAAGACTTTAGAAATATTATCTCCTGCCCAATACCTTACACCGGCCTCTTTCAGCCTTTCAATTATTTCTTTACTTTTGCTCATTAATCCCTCTTGATATATGTTTCAAGCACATCAAGTTGATCATGATATTCAGCAATCACTTTTAATTCCTTTTCAATTGCTTCCAATACGTCTGGATGTTCTCCAATACCTACTGATTTTTCCATGTATATTTCAACATTAGCGGCGTGTTTTTTAATATGACCTTTTGCGTGTTCCACAAGAGCATCATATATCATTTGTCTATTGCTCATAGTTTTCTCCTTATTATGTTATATTAACAAATTTGTTCCACTTTGTCAATGACTGCTTTGGCTACTGTTTGGTTTGCTTCTACCGTATAGTGGTTTACATCACCACGATTCAATAACCAAAAATCACTGAAGTCTAATTTGTGTGTTTCTTTAGAAATATTGGCACTTAAACCAAAATGATCTATTGCCAAATATGGTACATCACCTATCATTCTGTTTATTTCTTCCCTTATCAATTTGTAGGTACCTATCTGATAGTCATCGTCCCAATGATGTACAAACCAATTTTTGGCAGTGGATAGACTTTCATTGAACCAATCAAACCTATCTTTTAAATCACTGTATATCAAATCACAGTCTTTGTGCAGTCCTTTTTTATGAATAGGATGTTTTGATGTGTGTACTCTGAATGGACTGGTATGTGCCACTATCACACATTGATATAATGATTTCCAATTAGGATTTGTGCTTTCCAGGTCTTGTAATTGACGCAATATCTTGTATTCTCCTACACCTGCTTGAGCAACATTGTTCACGGAATATTCTTCTGCTAGTACGTCTACCCAACCTGGAGTTTTTGCTTTGTATTCTGCCGCGAAACTATCACCTAATAATGCTATAAACTTTTTAGCCATGGTATGTATTTCTCCGCCACTGCTGTGTGGTAATCAATATTAAAGTGTTCTTCATCTTCTAAAAAATAATCCTTTGCTTGTATATTTAGGCTTTGCAGATAGTCTTCCACACTCTTTTCTGCTCTTTTGGTAACTTTCATTTTACCAAAATAATCTGTCTTAGTGGGCCATACTCCTCTGCTTCTGAAATTGAACACATACAGTTTTGCTTTGTTGTCTGCACAAATATTGTCCCATGCATACAAGTTCAATAAAAATTCTTTCTTTTCTAACATAGTGTTGCACTCATTGTACAACTTTATGTTCATCCAAGGATCTGATCTAAGGTCTGGCTTAATTAAACCTTTGTCAGGACTAAACTCTAAGCCTAAACTGTTTTGATAATCTTCACCTGTTGGTTTAGTAAGTATTTGAACTGTTTCCCCTGCAACTGGTTGATCACTAAATTTTCTAATTAAGTCTGTACTCTCTTGATGTTCTAATGTAAAATGATTTGTTGGCACTGCTTCATTTTCTAACTTGGGATCAAAACTGATTACCATTCTATTCAATGGCGCCAAACAGATGTACACTTCTGTAATATCATTAAATTTTTCAAACATAGATTTTAACCAAGTTGTGTACAAAGTGTTTGTACTGCCTGGTTGTGCATATATCGAAACTGGCTTATTTGTTAGTTTTTGATATATTTCACAATAGTTGTTTGAATTCCAAAAGGAATAACTGCCAGGACCTACTTTACCTGCCACAGTTTGATAACCAACTGTATGACTGTCTCCTATGAATAATGTTCTGCTCATTTTTTAAACTTTCTTATGATCCAAGTGACCAATGCCATTATGGCAGTGATTAATGCTCCTATACCTAACTTCATTTTTTAACCCTAATATCGTAATTGACAATACATCTTGGTCCTTTAGTTGGAATGCCGCCGCCATGTAAAATACTTCCATCAAACATCAATACTCTGCCTTTTTTAGGTGTAACACGTTTGATTATCTTCTTTTGATCGTCAAACAAAATTGTATCACCATCTGCATCGTTAACATAATATATCACAACTGTGTGATCAATATTTAGATCCGTGTGTGGAGCATAATGCTCCAACTTGGTATCATGTGGCACAGACACAAAACATCTTGCTAATAAAATGTTATCTAGTGTCCAGTTGTTGTGCATACACACTGCTACAGGAATCATTGCAAAGTTTTCTAAATGCGGACTGAATGTTGTGTGCGATTTTAACAAATGCACAAAACTTAAAGGCGTTTGATTGTTTTCTTCTGCTGTGACTTCATATTTTGCTCTAAAGTCTAATGATGGATTAATTACTTCGTCACTGTTACCTTTTTTACCCAATGCTATCAATTCAATGTAGTCTTGTAGATACTGCGGTACAACATCGTCGTACACTTTGTAGAATTTACCAGTGTTTATTGTTGTGATTGGTTGGGTATTCATTTTTTATAGTTGCCTTTGCCTGGTATTACATTTCTAACGCCACCTACAGGATCTTCTGTGTCACCATCTTTTCTTGGAATAAGATGAACGTGTGGGTACATACAAGTCTGTCCTGCTGACGCTCCCATGTTGATTCCAATATTATATCCTGTGATAATGCCTTGTTGGACATTGTCATTGCCAATTTTCAATGCCAGGTCAAAGCATCTTAAAAGATTTTGTTGCGTGGCTTCTCTAGGCACAATTAGACTGTGTCCTTCTGTGACAGGATAACCATCATTGTACCATACACAGTCTTTGAATTCATGCACCACATCAGTCCAAGGTGCTCTGCCTTCTTTTTGTGCGGCGTCTAGTTTATCTATTTCCAATTTTACTGCCATTCTTCCCACGGAAATACAATCCAACATGGATGTACATCTTTGTCTATAGTGTAACACCAATAATCTAATTTGTCAAACTTACTAGGCGAGTTATGAATAATACTTGCAGTTTTAACTCTATCTTCGCCCCCAAAGTTATTTTTAATGAACAAAAATGTTTCACCGGTGTCGTTGATGTCGTCTAGAATCAATATTTTTTTTTGAAACGCATAGGCTTTTTCCAAGTTTCTTAAATCAGGCTTTGCTTGATGATCTCTTAACCTAACATCTAAAACTTCATGAGGAATGCCTAGTTTATGACTTAGATAAACACCAGGAATACAACCTCCTCTATTAATACCCATTACAACATCTGGTTTCCATTTATCTTCTGCCATGCTGTCTGCAATTTGATTGAGTGCATTACGCACTTGAATCATTGTAAAATATTGTTTGTTAGTCATTCAACTCCTTGTTGTTGGTACGGTAATCTTCATAACATATTCTCCAAACATTTTTAAATTTTTCGTATGCTATTTTTAATGATGGGTAGTCTTTACACACGTCATCTATTTTTTCTAAACTTGGTACACTGTTTTCAAATGGTATAGGATCGTTCCAATCTTCAAACTTCATGTTTTCCATGCCTTTACCTGCGTCTGCTCTCAACATTTCATTGAAATCCATTTGTGTACCTTCATGATCCGCATAACTCACAGTGTATGAATCTGCCGCTGGTGCCCAACTTCCTGAAAAAGTTTCATCGGGTACTGAGTAGGTTATTTTTGTTTCTGTGTCTTTGCTTTTATCTTTACTATTTGCCATATAAGTGCATCTCCTCTTGGATATATCTGTTAAGTTCATGATCACCAACATTAGTTGGTACCTCATTTTTATAAAACAATCTATAACTGTCGGAACCATATTTGCCAATGCCGTATAATTCAGTGGCATCGTCACCATTCCAACTGCTAAATTGTTTACTCATTTTGTATATTCTTTCTGCTTTCTTTCTCTGCATTCCTAATGGCTTGAGCATTTTTTCAAGACTTGAAATGTTTGCAGAACTGAGAAGTTCTGTATGTGTGCCCCATTTTTTAAACAGTTTGGGTAGTACTGCTTTTACTTGTTTGCGATTTGTCTGGTTCAAACAGATCACTCCTACCATGTGTTGCCAAGTATTAGCAACTTGTTGCTGAACCATCAAGTCGCTACGCATTAGTATAACTCTTCTATCTTGTCACAAATTTTAAGTTTCTTTGCTTCTCTGGCAGATAACCAAACGTCTTGCGGTGGAAGTAGTATTTCTCTTATTTGCTTTTCACTCATTCCAATACATTTTTTGTAGTGTTCAATCATTCTGTTTGTACTCAATTCAAACTCTTTAACTCTTGCATACAGTTCATGTTCTTTACCTGCACTGCCCCAACTGTATTGGTGCGAAAGTATTGATGTATTTGGTGTCAATATTCTTTTACCTTTTTTGCCTGCTATAAAGATTAAAAATCCACAAGAAGCAATTAATCCTAATCCAACAGTTTTAATTGGTATAGTACTTGCTTTCATCGTGTCAATCAAAGCAAAAGCGGCATGAACGTCTCCACCTGGTGAATTGATTATGATTGTTAATTGTGGCAATCTTGTGTCCGCTAGGTTGTGATTCATTATCCATTTAAGACAATCTGCACATGAACCCATTGTGATTTCGTCCATTAAAACATAGACGCCATTGTTTGCCAAGTTGTTTACTGGTTGATTAGGTGCTCCACCTTTTTTAGCCATTGATATCTCCATATAGTTGCTTACCGGAAAAATACTTCTCCTGTAATTGTTGTTTTTGTTTCCAAATCTGTGGAATATGTTTTTTATAATTCTGCATCATAAAGTCTATTTTTTCTACTAATTGTTTTTTGTGTTTTCTGTATTGTGCAAAATTTTCTGTCCACTCGGAAGGATATTTAAAATCATCTGTTGCCATTTCGGAATAACTCAATCTATCAGGAATCAAAGGCATTGTATCTACTAAACAACCTTCATACCAACTTATACCCAGTGTTTCTTGTAAATTTGCACTGAACACCATTTTTGCTTCACCTAATAAATTATGATACTCGTTTTTGCTCAGTTGTTTTTCTTGGCATACTATGAATTCATATTGTGGTAATGCTTCTTTTAAATCATAAAAAATGTCTGGTTGCTTTTCTGGAGCAACTCTATGTGGAAACAAAATAATATCCTTTTTGTTCATATTTTTATAAGCCGAAAGAGCACCTTCAAGGTATTCCATTGGCCAACCCACTCTGCAAACTTTAGAACCTTTTGTTGGATTCAATCCTGTGTATTGCTCTATTTCAGGAAAACTTTTTGCCATTAAATCTATGTGAAAGTCTGTGGCATAAAAATTATTATCAAACACATCGAACATTGCCTGTTCAGTGTTTCTAACCCAAGGTTTATCACCAATCAATCTGCCTAAGAAATCTTGTGGATCATATGAACCGGCGTGCCACATACCACCTATTTTAATTTTTACTTTTAATAATTCTGCCATATACTTCAATTGCAGTACAGTTGGATTCCATGCATCTGTGTACAAGAAGTAATCGCCATCTTTTATTTTTCCATCGCAGAACAGTTTACCTATTTGTTGCATTTGATTGGCTTTGTAAACATTTGTGCCTCCAAAGTTCAAGAAAGCACCTGGAGTTGTTGCTTGTGGTGTACTGCCTCCACTGATCACTTCTATTTTAGTGTTGGTGTGTCTTTTAAGTTGCAAAGGCAAATACTTCTTCCACTCTTTGGTGTATCTTGTATCTACTGCTTCTAAATCTACAATATAAATTGTCATCTGTCTTCCATTTGTAATATAAAACTTAATCCGCCAAATAAACAGAATAGTAAGAAATAGATGTCACTTACTGTCTCGCTTCCACCAAACAGTGGATGAGGCATAGTGATGCTATAACCTACTAAACATAAAAACGCAATGATGCCAGAAATAATACTCAAGAACTACTCCTTGTTGTAATATATCTCGCTTCCATTTTCACCGTCTTCACTGACTTCGATTCTAACGTCTCTTCCAGGATATTTTTTAACAATTTCTCCATATAAGTCGTCACTCATCATTTCGCAAGATTTATAATCTAATTGTAGTGTCTTTTCAGCATACAATTTTTCTAACCATCTTTTGAATTGAATAAATTCTATATCTCTATCGTTGTGAAATACTTCTATTCCTACTTTAAAATGAAATATATGTCTGTGAGGATAGCCTAAAAACGATACATCATATTCATCACCTGTTGCTAACTTTGGATCATCCAATGCCGCAGGATATTTGTGAATGCCTTCTTTTCTAAATGTTACCCAAATTAAAGTTTTTTTATTCATATTTTATTATAGCAATTTTAAACGTTGTTGTCAACGTCAATAACTGTATCTCCCACATATTCTTCCCAATCTGTATAGTGCATATTATCTGTGATCTCTTTTAAGTTTTTACTCCAAACTCCACTGTTTGTGAGTCCCCAAGTAATATCATCTATCTTTAGAGTGGTGTTTTTGTTTAATTTGTAAATGTTTGGAATTTTGGCACTGATCATTGGCACAAATTTGTCATATTTCATCAAGCCTGATGAATTAACTTTTTCCATGTACTCGATACCAAAGTCTAATGTTACTGCGAAATCTCTGTCGAGAAGATCTCTCATCATTACAGTCCATTGACTCATTTCTTCATCTGTCTCTGGAGTAAAACTTTGGCTAGTTCCAAAATATATGTGCTTCGCTTTATTGTTGTTTGCAAGTAGTTCAATTTCTTCTACAGGTCTCACACCAACAACAAACAAAGTAAGTTGACCTTTCATACAAGTATTTTCAATCTCAATACCTGTGAAGTATGTGACTTGTTTTCTTTTTTGTGTATCTAACACCATTCTATATAACCTCTACTGTATCCTGGCTGTCTGTCATTGCCTTCTGCAAAAGCAGATTGCCATTCATTATCTCTATTGTAACTTTTTGTCCAAAAATTGTCAACATTTAATTGTCCCGATTCAATCATTTTTACTGCTGTATTCATGCATCTTACAAAGTCTTTTTGTCTTGGACTAGGAAATACAACTGTAACTGCATTCCAAAGTAATTTGTCAAAGTTAGTAGTGATAGTTTTTGTTTTCTCTGCACCTAATACAATCAGTCCTTGTGGTTTTAATAGATCCATTTTAAACACTTCATCTCTTGTGTTTAAATCAATTACTATGTCATACTCATTGCCAAATTCTGTTTTAAGTTTATCACCCCAACGTTCTTTATTGGATTGTCCTATTACATCTATTTTGAAAAAATAATGTGCTGTAAGATATTGATATACAACCCATGCTAAAAAGCCACTGCCAATAATGCAAACTTTGGCATCTTTACTGTGTCTTGTTTCAAATTGCATTTCTTCTTGCATCACAACATTCAAGCCACAAGCAACAGGCTCTACAATATATTTAGAATCTAAACTAGGAACTTTTACATAAGTGCCTGCATCAGCATTGTAAAAGTCTGCGTATGCAGGTTCTCCTCTTGTGGCAACATAGTCACCAACTGATACGTTTGTTACGTCAGCACCTATTTCGAGTACTTCACCTAAACCTTCATGTCCTTGCATATGCAAAGGCAATGGACCGAAGTTGCCATTCATCATGTCAATATCACTTCGGCACACACCAGTCTTTTTAGACTTGACTCTTATTTGTGTAGGTTTAATATCAGCAATATCAATACTACCTTCATTAAATTTTCCATTACCTTCTGTGTATAATATTCTAGATTGCATTTTCTAATACTGTATGGATGAACAAATCTTGTTTGTTTTGCTCTTTCCAGAACTCCTCATTATTTAGGTTTTTAATATGGTTTTCAATCATACTTTGGTATGCTTCTTCTGGACAAAGTCCTAATGCATATGATCTAAATTTAATTTTGCCTTTGTACATATGCACGGCAATATCATCTTCTTCGTCAGTTCGCCAAGCAGTGTGAATATTAATCACATTGTTAGGACCAACTAGTTTGAGATACACATTGTCATCCACATCATATATTCCATCTTCCTTAACTTGTCCATAATCTGTATCTGTACAGTCTTCTAATCTATACCTTTGCTCCACTTTCTTATCAATCACATTGTATTTTTCATAATCTGTTGGTGATAGCACAATTAACAAAGACAACATATGGGGAAGCAAGTCACGGGATACTCCACCAAATGCTAAATGCTTATTTGTAAACCAAGTACCTGGACTAGGAATACGATTGTTGTTTTTCCAATTGAGATCTATAATAGACATCTTGTGACCTAGATTAGTCATATCGCCAATGTTGTCTCTGTACTGATTGTTCTTTGTCATCACATACTTTGTTTTCTTATCATGTGTGAGTGCTGTCCATTGTGCAACGTTTTGTACACCAGGCTTTTCAATAAAAACAATTTTCGAATGTCCTGACAATGCTTTAGCCAAAGCAAAGTGTGTTCTGTTTGGAGTGCAAATATGTGCAGTATCAAATTGTGGATGGGCATCAATTGCCGTTGTTATTTCAACAAAGTCAGGCTTTTTAGTTTGATCAGTATCCACAGTGATTATTTCAGCACCCATGGATTCATATATTTTTTTGTATAGTTGCCCGAAACCCAATCCTACAATTAGTGTTTTCATTTAACTGAATAGACTTTTCTGCATTTTGTCAAGTTGCGTTTTCAATGACAACTTAATTTTTTTAAATTTTAACAGCAATGCTTTCCCGTCCCATGATCTGTCATAAGAACGTTCTGACTCCATCTGGTCTATTTTTCCTTTGTACCAGTTGTATTCCTTTTCTACTGCTTTTATCTTCTTGCTTCTTACTTTTGCCATATTATGCCTCCTCAAATAAGTTAGAAAATTGTGTACTTGCGTTCACAGTCTTTTTACCAGTTGCACCTCTAGTTCCAATGATTGACATCCAGAATCTAGAAAATTCTTCAATTACCATGTTTGCCTCATCTCTACTGCTTGTGGCAAATACAGCATTTACAATATCTTTAAATGCTACCCTGTCAAATTTCTCTTCAACCAGCATCTTAGGATTAAGACCTTGATCATATTTCCTATTTGCTTCTTGTACTGCTGAAATGTGTGTCCAAACATTGTGTGCCATTTGTAGTGTATAACTGAATGAATCCCAAGAAGTTTTACCTTCGTTGCCCATTTTGTTTAAATCACCAGGCTTGTAACAAGTAATATCTTTCAGCATTAATCTTTTGCTAACTGCACTGTCTAAAAATTTATTAAAGATGCCTTTTTCTAATACAGCATCTCTAAACAATTTTGTTTCAGATGAAAATGCTTTATCATCAACACTAGGTTGCATTCTGTATGTCCATTTCTTTTTGTCTTCAATTTCTATGTCTGTGTATATTTGTCCATTCGCACTGGCTAAGAATGGAGAAGCACAATCAAATGTAATCATAAAGTTTGGATTGTGATACTTTCTGATTGCTCTTTGAACATCTGTTAGTAGCACTGCCCATTCCAATTTACTTGTTCCTAAGAAGTGCATTACATCATGTACGCCTTTTTCTAACAATCCATCAAATCTCAATGCAACCAGACGTTTTAGTGCCAAGTGTATATCGCACATATTCTGACCACCCATTGCCCAACCATTAAAGTGTGTGTTTGGATATTTCTTTGGATCACAGTAGTCTTTCATTTGAGAGTACCAATCATCTGCTTGTTGAAAGTTTTCACCTTGCAGTACATTTAAAAACTTACAATTACCATTTCTATTTTTCATAAAATAGTCATTGTTTATTTTTGTTCCATCAACTGCTTCTTGATATGAACTTATTTTACTTGCCGCGGCACCTGCCGGAGAACGCGATACCCATGCCGGAATATCAAGTATCATACCATAGTCCATGTTGCCATCCATAAACGCCAACACTTGTTCACGTTTCTTTTTGGCTTTAGGACAATTAGGATCTTTCCAATCACCTTCCCAAACGCCTTTACCTATCTGAAATCCACCTGAGTCACCTAGTAGCCAGTTATCATTCCTGTCTCTATTTCTAATGATGTCATCTCTCACAGAAAAATGATCCATGTTTAAATCAGCATGACCTGCCGAATATAAATGCCACTTGTAATAGAAATAAGTGTCTTTGGACTTCAAATAGTTCATACCTTCAACACCATGTTCAAAGTTCTGCGGAACTCTTTCAGGTTTAATGTAGTCTTCTTGATGTCTTGCTTTACCAAGATCTCTAGCATAAAAACTGCTCAATGCAGGAAGAAAAGTTGCGTAATCTTTCTGCTTTTCAGTTAAGTTGTCAGTAGGTATAGGTTTATCCATATTATTTTGTCTGAGCTGGTAAGATATAGTTGTATTGTGCTATACCGCTGTCTACAGTAATTTGCATTGCTCCTGCATCTGAGATAGCCAATGTTACTTTGCCATCTAAATTTAGAATACTCATTACTTGTTGAATCGGCCAACTCCACGCATTTTGCAATTCTTTACTAACACTTGATTGAAAGATAAAAGAACCTGCGTGTGAATTTGCATCACCAAAGTAAAACACAAGATTGTTATTCTCAGTTTTAACAGTAAACACAGTTTCTTCTGTGTGTGCCGCCGCCTGTAATTTAAATCTTTGAACACTTGCAATAGAAGGTTCAAATTCAACTTCCCATGCTGTGCCTTTAAATTTTACTGATTTTAATTTTTCATTAATAATTTCAGTACTCATAAATCTGTAATCATTTTTAAAATCACCACCTGCGTTTTCAAAGTGGATGTGCGTAGGAACAGTTTTGCCATTTCTTTCTGCTGTTACTACGGCAAGTTTTGCATCTTTCTGATACTCTGGGCATTTTAAATGCAAAGCCAGTTTGTCTAAATTAGGCATTCCGAATACACCATCAAATTCATTTACTTTAGAATTTGTATTTGCATTCAAGATAACACTTCTATCTTCTGCCATACTTTCTATCTTTGTTTGCTCTTCATTAGATATTTTTACTAGACTTAAAAATCCTAACGAATGTGTATGAGCAACTATGTCTTGTAGTACGTCTTTCATATTTTTCTCCTGTTGTTTATATTATATTTAGGTTTTTGGTAAATGTCAAGCGTCATTTCTTTGTCACTCCAAAATGTTTATACACCTTTTGTAAACATTTGGCTTGATAATAGCAGTCAGCCAAAGCATTGTGTAAATCTGTTTGCATACCTTTTCTTGGATCTTGTGGCATCATATTGAACACAGTTCTTGAATCTCTTATTTGCCAATAGTTCCAAGGCACTGGTGTTTCCATTTGTTTGTACAAGTGTTGCAATATTGCGTAATCAAAAAGCGGTCCTTGACACCAAAACTCGTCAACACCTACACTAAACTTATTAAGTTGTTTAATTGCTTCCATTACATTTGTACGTTCATGGTCACCAAATGCTTCGTCTTGAATTTCTTTTTTCTGTCGGCCCCACCACTCCATTGTGTTATCATCAACGTGTCTGCCCAATTCACCTTGTTCATCTACATTTAATCTTTGATATAATCCACTATGAGGTTCACTGTCGTCATAAGGATTAAACTTTATAGCACCCATAGTAATAACAGTTGCATCTGGTCGAGTGCTTAAAGTTTCTAAATCTATCATTGCGTGTGTTGTCATCTATTCTCCAAAATCAAATAATGTATTAAATGTGTTTTTTGTTTCTGTGCTTGAAATGTCCCACTTCAATACACCTAACAAGTTTCCTAGTTTGCTATCAATCAATGTTTTTTCCATGCTTTCATCATCAAAAGGCAATTCTTTAAACCATAACGGAATACGCAGTTGATCTACTGGATATGCAACAGATGTATAGTCCAAAGGATTTTTCTTTAATTTGCAAACCATAACTTTCATTCCATCTACAATTTCCATAGAGTGCTTGTCTGAATTCATTTTTTTTAGTCTGTTCCAATTTATACTGGCTCTGACGTGTCCTGGCATATTTGCTTTGCCTAATCTTTCTTCTTTCTTGCCATACTCGCCTATATTGTTTGCACGTTTAGGAGATGCTTTTTGCCATCCAGGTAATTTTTTAAATTCTTGTCTAAACACTGCAATACGTTCTAATACTTCTTTTTCGGTCTTGCCTGTCAATACCAACAACAGCAATTCACTCAAAAAGTCTTGCACAAATGGTGGAGTATCTGATCTTTTTAAATCTAGACCCATTGCTTTTACTTTGCCTGGAGTATCACCTTGATCTGTTCTATTACCTTCTAAATCATATATGAGCACTGCATATCTTTTCTTTGTAATGAACAATCCAGATTCTGCAACAGATTCTCTACCTGCTTGTATTACATCTGATCTTGATCTAGGACAATGAAATGCATCACTCATAAACTTTTTAAATGTTCCGTTTACTTCATCACACACTTGGTCATACAATTTAATAACACTTTCTTTAGTCCAAGGAATTTTTCCTTCATCTATTTCTTTTTTCAATACTTCATATGCTGAAAAGTATGCTGAATCTGTATCACCATATATTATTGCTTTGCCTACATGGTCATATTCGCCTGTTATGACTTCATTAACTTTACTTGCCATGTGTTTTGCAATCTGTCTGCCTGTTAGTGTTGTGGATTGTCCGATACGTTTATCAAAAAATCTACATCCAGGATTTAGTATTGCACCATACAAACTGTTTAGATTAATTTTTTTAACAAGTTGTCTTTTGTCCCAAAATTCTTCTTCTGCCTTATTGTCTGCTTTAACGGCTTTTTTCTTCATGCCTTGCATATCTTGTCTTTCAGTGTACCAACGTTTTAGTAGTCCAGGTATTACACCTTCAAATTCACTTGTAAAGATTGTACCATTAGCACTCAATATCAGTGGATTGTTACTGTCGAAAATCATTTTGTAAACTTCTGCACCACTTTTACTTTCTGAAGTTCCATCTTCCCAATCAATTGTAACAACAGCGTCACGTCTTTGTTGCATGACATATTCATATTCAATAGAACCAAAACGGTTTTCCCATGCACCTGCAAACGACTTTTTCTGAAGTGTCATTTGTTCTTCAACCATTGCGTCAGTGTCTAATGGTCTCAACTGACCAATCACACATTCAGGAGCCATGTTAAGTGCTCTAATCACAGAAGGATACAGTGAATTCAAGTCCATAGATCCTATCCAGTTGTGATATCCTTTTTTAGGAAATGCCACATAGGCACCTGCGGCAGTTGTAGTGCCAGCCATATCTCTTTTAGGTCTATTAGGAACTTGAAGTCCTCGTCTGTGTGCTTCATTTATAATTGCTTGTTCTGTAACTGCAACTGCACCTAGTGTTGTTTGTAGAAGTACAGTGTTTGCGTGTGCTAATTCATTTGTTAAATCAATAAATTTTAATTTTTTGTCCAGTTTATCTAGAAGTGCAACGTCTTGTCTGTTGTACTCAATAAACTTTCTGAAGTCTTGATTATAAAGTTGATCTAATGATCCTTCATACACAGTTTTCTTTTCACCTATTTCATGTTCACCGATAGCATCTAGTCTATAACTGTGTCTTTCTTCATATGTGTATTTCCTATAAAGTTCTAAACTGTCTACATGAACACGTCCAACAAGGTCATAAGTTTCTTGTTCACGACCATATCTTTCAAATGTTCTTTTCTTTGGAAGTTGTTTCCATAAGCACAAACGTCTTGTGTCATCTTTACTCATTACTTTTTTAATTCTGTTTATGATGTATGGTAAGTCATAACCTTCTGAATTCCAACCACTCAACACGTCTACATCTTCAATCAGATTCAAAAACTGTGTGAGCATATCTACTTCTGTCTTGCAAATAAAAACGTTTTCAAAACCCTCAACTAGATTTTGTGCTTGAGTAACACTCATGCCTTTTGGTGGAACAGCAAGTGTAACCAGCGAATTCATCCATTGTAAACTGACAGATATAGCAGTGATCGGCATGAAAGGATCACTAGGCAAACTGAATCCTTTTTCAGGATCAAAGTCTGATTCAATATCAAAGAATGCAATTTTTAAATCTGGAGCATCTTGATTGATATAATTTGTGCTTAAACACTGATACACAGGATTGATATCAGATTCGAATAATGTTTTATTTCTATTAATTGCTAATTCTTTATGAAAATCTTTTGTATTTTTGCAAACTACTCTATGAAGTGGTTTACCTGTTGTGCTTTTGTATTTTCCTTTTCCATCTTCGTAGTAAAATGTGTATCTAACAGGAAACTCTTTAAAAACTCTTTTGCCGTCTTTTCGCTCAACAACTCTTATTGTGTCCGCATTTCTATCGAAAAAACCATCTATGTAACTCATTTATTCTCCTAATGTCATTTGTGGCTGACAAAATACCAATTATCACTTGTGGCTGATTAAACCTTACTTTATATAATATAACAGTATACCTCCGAAACCCATTGCTGTCAATACTAAATTTGTGACAATGAGTGCCGGTTCTTTCCATAAGAAAGAAACTATTAACCAAATTATTCCTCCAAATGCCAAAAGCAAAGGACCTATAGGGTATAACTCAGGAAATCCTGCGTTTATAAATGTGCCTACGATTAACACGGCTGTTGCCAGCCATTTTAATGTGTTGCCTGTTTTTACTTTTTCCATACTAATAATGTTTTGCCTATTACTTTTGATTTGCAACCTTTGAACTTTTGTATATTATTTAGAAAAAATTCTTCCAGTGCAGAAAAACTTGGGAAGGTGTATTTGTGCATTACACCTGCTCTTGAATTAAACTTAACGTGATTCATACTTGTCAAATACTCTATTGATTACGTTGTTCACTCTTACAAAGTGAGCCGCCTTAGGCATATCTTTTATACGTCTTGCACCGATGTATGTGCAAGTGCTTCTTACTCCACCTAATATTTGTTCAACAGTATCTTTAACAGGTCCTTTATCATCTAATGTAACTGTTTTGCCTTCTACGCCTCGGTATCCGTCTTTTCTTTGTCCATGTGTGTCCAATGCTGACTGTGATGCCATACCGTAAAAAACTCTTTTACCATCCTTTAACTCTAATTCTGATTCGTCATGTCCTGCTAACATACCGCCTAGCATTACAAAATGTGCACCGCCGCCTAATGCTTTAGCAACATCTCCTGGTTGAGTACAACCACCATCTGCAATAATGTGTCCCCCAACACCGTTCGCGGCATCTGAACATTCCATAATTGCTGAAAACTGTGGTACACCAACTCCTGTTTGTGTTCTTGTTGTACACACACTGCCTGGACCTATACCAACTTTAACAATGTCAGCACCTTTAATAATCAATTCTTCAGTCATGTTTCCAGTAACAACATTACCAGCAATGATGATTTTTTCTGGATATTCTTCTCTAATTTTTGTTACAAAGTCTACAAATGATTCATGGTAAGCATTGGCAACATCAATTGTTATACAAGGTATATCAGGAAATGCTGACATCACTTGTTTTAATGTTTGATAATCTGTAGCATCTTGGTTGTGTATTGCTCCAGTGCCTACACAGGCAGAAACATATTTGAATTTAAGTCCTGTGCCTGCGGCTTGTTTCCAATCATCTAATGTATAATGCTTTCTAATTACTGTAAGCATTTTATATTCTTGTAGCACTCTTGCCATAGCGAAAGTCCCTACGCCATCCATATTAGATGCTACAATGGGAACATATGATAATTCTTTACCACTGTTTCTAAATTTAAATTTTCTTAAAATGTCAACGTCACGTCTTGAATTCAATGTAGATCTTTTAGGATGTAATAATACGTCTGAATAATCTAAATGTATGTTATGGTCTATTCTCATTATCTTAAATATTTCTTTCTATACCAGGTATAAAAATTTTTGTTCTGGAAAAACTTTGCAACATCTGAAGCAGGAACTTGATCACTTCTTATACAATCTGCTAAATCCTGCCATTCTTGTAATTGTTTTTCCAATCTATTTTGTTCTCCTGACAGAACTTTTATCAGTTTCTTTTTACTGAGTGTAGTTGTCATTTGCTCCTATGTCAACACCAACCATTGTGTTCATCTCTGCAACCGTTGTTGTTTTTTGAGTTAGTAAGTAGTGTAACATTTTTTCTGGTGTGGACTCAATATAAGGATCATCATCTTGACCATCATTGTTGATGCCTGGCTCTTGCCACCATGCTTCTACAATACCGTCATTGATTACTGCCATGTATCTCCAAGATCTCATACCAAACCCTAAATGATTTTTTCCTATTAGCATACCCATAAATCTTGTTAAGTTTGCTGAACCATCTGCTATAACCTTAACACTTTTTAAACCTACTGAATCTGCCCATGCATTCATTACAAATGAATCGTTTACAGAACAACAGTAAATGTCGTCAATGCCCATGCTTTTAATTTTTTCTGCATTCTTTTCAAAACCAGGTAATTGTTTTGATGTGCAAGTAGGTGTGAATGCTCCAGGCAAACTGAACAATACCACTCTTTTTCCAGAGAAGTAATCATCAGTTGTTTTGTCTACCCAACATCCTTCATCGAAATTACATCCGCCGTCGGGTGCAATATCTCCTTCTCTAACTCTAAATGTAACTTGTGGTATTTTAAATCCCTTCATCTTTGCTCCTTAATTCATATCCGCCAAAAAAGTCTGTTGCATTAATGGCTCTATCATCTATCCAAACATCATAAACTGGTTTTTTCATTGTAATGGATGTGTGTTTTGCATTCCATTCCTTTAATTGTTGATGTGTTAGTTCAGTCCAGTCTATGCCTGAATTACCACCTCGTGCTGTCCAATAATGGATTTCATGTCCTTTATCAAACAGTTCGTTTAGTTTTGCTATGCGAACATGGTCTGGTTTACTGTCCTCATAGTTACTGTTTTCATTGTAACAAATTGTATTGTCAATGTCAACCATATACTTCATCACCACCACCTCATTGCTATACCAAAACCTAATGCGTTTGCACAAAAGAAATAACTCACAAGCATTGTGGGCCATACTAATTTTCTTCTATGGAAAGTAAAAATTGCCAGTGCTGATCCTACTAAAAAGAAAGGATATACGTATCTCATATCTGGATCAGCGGCATTAAGTGCCAAGGTTAAACTTGCTATTATATTCACAAATGTACCAATCATCTCAAGCCAGAAACAAAGTCTGTCTTGTTCGTACGATTCTTTAAAATAACCGATTATTTTATTTGTCTTTGCCAACTGCGATAATCAAATTTTCTAATGAATCAAAATCGTCTGAATATTTGTGCCATTCACCTTTGTGAGCAATTCTAATTGCTTTGTTAATCAGTGCTGGTTTTACTTCTAACTCTTCTGCTACTGCTTTCACAGTGTCTTTCAATCCAGAGTTTAAATCTTCTACTTCCGAAAGTACGTTTGCACCTTCATCAATAATCCTTTTTAACTTGGCTTGTTCTTCTGGTCCGTATGTTCTACCTGACATTTTTTCTCCTTGTAGTAAATTAGAGCGACATGACTGCCGCTCCAATAAATTATGCACCTTTATAGGCGTCTAGTGTTTTTTGAAACTTACCTGCGTGTGACTTCTCAGCCTTTGCAAGTGTTTCAAACCAATCAGCAATTTCGTCAAACCCTTCTTCTCTGGCTGTTCTTGCCATACCTGGGTACATATCTGTATACTCATGTGTCTCACCATGAATTGCAGATTTTAAATTTGCTTCTGTTTCACCCATTGGTTCACCAGTTGCTGGATCTCCAACTTCTTCTAAATATTCCAAATGACCATGTGCGTGTCCTGTTTCACCTTCTGCAGTTGATCTGAACACTGATGCAACATCTGGAGCACCTTCTATATCTGCCTTTTGAGCAAAGTATAGATATCTTCTGTTTGCTTGTGACTCACCTGAAAATGCATCTTTCAAGTTATCAGCAGTTTTTGTTCCTTTTAATGACATAAGTTCTCCTTAATTAAGCCTTTATTATACTTAATTAATTTAGAAAAGTCAAACTTATTTTTTGAATGAACTGTCTTTTTCTTCGTAGAAGTAATCGTTGGAATCACCAAAAGTTACCGTGCTTTCGTTTTCACAGAAAAATTCTTTGGTGCTGACTTGGAAGTCTGGTCTTTTTAGTTCTGATGCAGTTAATGATTGTTCGTACCATAGCATTCTATTGTTTGGTTGTGCAAAGTATTGTCCGTTTATTAGTCTGCCAAAATTGTGCTGTTTGTGTTCGCTTGGTACTTCCGAAACTCCAGTGTTTACAGAGTTTGCATCACCATGGCAGGCATCTACTGTAAAAAGGTATTCACCTTTCATTCTGCCACCACCTTTTAACATAATTTCAACATCACAATTTTTAAGCATGGATTTTGTCCACACTTGAATATTGCTACTGAAACTATCCCATAGTTCTAATGTGCCAAGTGGTAATTGTTCTTCTTCTTTGATGTCTTTACGCCATACAAATGCGGATAAAGGAAACTTGTCGAAACAAGCACCATACTCTGGAAGGTATGCTTCAAA